TGTTTCTTTCAATGTGTGCAATAGGAGTTTATATAGCATATGAGACTGGCGATTACTACAGTGAGTAGGGGATAAATAAATGAAAGCAATATTAAAAGATGGTAAAATTATAGTTAAAGGCGGACATACTGATGCAGCCTCTGCTATAAATAGTTGCAAGACTATTATGTCACATTGTCAGATGATACTTGACAATATAGACGAAAATGCAGAAATGATGCCCACTTGGTGGACTAATAAATTAGCAGTATCAGAACATGAAGTAGTGCAAGCCGCTAACTCTTTAGTTAACGGATTGGACGACGACCATGGCTAAACCAAAAGGTGGACTAACAAAATGGTTTAAAGAAGGTTGGGTAGATATTTCTCGTAAGAGAAAAGGTGGGGGACATCCACCGTGTGGAAGAAAATCTGCACGAAGCAAGGGAGGCTACCCCAAATGCGTACCAGCTAGCAAAGCCCGAAGAATGACTTCGGCGCAGAAACGATCTGCAGTAACACGCAAGAGGAGAGCGGGTAATCCTGGTGGCAAACCAAGAAACGTATCTACCTTTGTTAAACGAAAAAGAAAAACAACACGAAAAAGGAGATAATATGTCGAAACGAATGGTCGCGAAAAAACTTGAAGTTTGTAGTGACTTAGGAGTGGTTGAGAAAGCTGTAGCTATGGCAGTACTCGAAAAAAGACATAACTTAGCAAAACTCAAAAAACTGAAAGATTATGTAACAATGAAACGTTGCACCTTTCGAGATGAGCAACTTAAAAAGCTCATAGGAGACTAAAAATGGCAAGAACAGGTTCATTTTTAAGCGGACCTACTGGAGTACACAATACCCAGAAGATTCGTAAACATAAATTAAAGAGAGGGGTTACTAGAGATATGAATGCAGCAGCAGGTACTTTAGTAAATACAAAAGACCCTTATAGCGTAGGTGGATTAAGATACAGTGCGGCACCAAAAGGTATCGGACCAAGATTTGGTAAAACCACAAAACCTAAGTCTGCAAGATTCAGTAAAAAAGGAAGTGGGAGAATATTACCTCGTAGGAGATAAGAATGGCACTCACCAAATCTGAAAAAGCTAGATTAAAAAGAGCAGGACTCTCTGGGTTGAACAAACCAAAGAGAACTCCTGGCCACAAAACCAAGAAAGCCGTAGTAGGTGTAAGGGTTGGTGGTAAAATAAAAATAATTAGATTCGGAGCGCAAGGCATGGGTCATAATTATAGTCCAGAAGCAAGAAAAAGCTTTAAAGCAAGACATGCTAAGAATATTCGTAAAGGCAAGTCTTCAGCAGCTTACTGGGCAAACAAAGTATTTTGGGCGGGTAAAGGTGGTTCAAAGAAAAGACCTCCTCGCTCACAGAAAAGAACACTTGGACTTAAACGCAGGAGATAATAATGCAACAAGTAGATGGAAGAAAGCTATGGTTAGATGAAGGTTTGGCATATGCTGGTAGTTTTCTAACTCAGGCTCTAGAAATAGAGAAAGGTAGAAAGTTATCGGCAGCAGAGGAAAGATTTAAACAAGTCTCTGCAGCTTACATTTACTTGCATGATAAACTTCGTAGTGCAGGTGTTCTTGATGAAGAAGAATTAGATTACATATTTGAGAAAGAGACTATACATTGATAACAATTAGTAGAAAAGATGTATTGAGTGACCAACTCATGCACTTTGACGAAAACAGATTTATAAAACTACCTATTGCTGAGTATATGGACTTATTGGGTATTACTCCTAATTCATCACAACATGCAATTATAAATGCAATCAATAATCCTAAATATCGTTTTGTTTGTTCTGCGGTTTCTCGTAGACAAGGCAAAACATATATCGCAAATATCATAGGTCAGTTAGTTACTTTAGTACCTGGTACAAATGTACTACTGATGTCCCCTAATTACTCACTTTCTCAGATTTCTTTTGAACTACAAAGACAGCTAATTAAACATTTTGACTTAGAAGTCCTTAGAGATAATGCAAAAGATAAAGTTATTGAACTATCTAATAACTCAACTATAAGAATGGGTTCTGTAAATCAGGTAGATTCAGTAGTTGGTAGAAGTTATGATCTTATTATATTCGATGAAGCAGCACTAGTTGATGGAAAAGATGCTTTCAATGTTGCACTTCGTCCCACACTAGATAAACAAAACTCAAAAGCCCTCTTTATATCTACTCCAAGGGGTAGAAATAACTGGTTTTCAGAGTTTTGGCAGAGAGGATTCTCAGATGAATACCCTGAATGGGCATCTATTCAAGCTACTTATCACGAAAATCCAAGATTATCGGACACTGATATAGCTGAAGCAAAGAAAACTATGTCTGAAGCAGAGTTTAACCAAGAATATATGGCTGACTTTAATGTATTTGAAGGTCAAGTATGGGCATTTAATCACGAAACTTGTGTAGCAGACTTATCTGAAGTAGAAACAGGAAGAATGGATGTATTCGCAGGGATGGACGTAGGTTATAAAGACCCAACAGCTTTTTGCGTTATAGCATATGACTGGGATAAGGAAGTTTATTATCTACTAGACGAGTATCTTAACTCTGAAAGAACTACAGAACAACATGCAATGGAGATTCGCAAACTTATTGATAAGTGGAAGATAGATTATATTTATATTGACTCTGCTGCTCAGCAAACAAGATTCGATTTTGCACAAAACTATGATATTAGTACTATCAATGCAAAGAAATCTGTACTAGATGGTATAGGACAGGTAGCAGGTATAGTAGATAATGATAAATTAATCGTGCATCAAGCATGTCATGAGTCTCTAATATGTTTAGACCAATATCAATGGGATCCTAATCCTAATTTATTAAAAGAAAAACCTAAACACAATTATGCTTCTCACATGGCAGATGCGATTCGGTATGCGCTTTATTCGTTTGAAACAAGCGCCACTACATTTTAATTACCCCTGTCAAAAATAGTTCTTGACAACAACTTAAATATGTTATATAATTCTTTTATAGAAGTAGGTTTATGGATTTAAAACGAGATTTAGTTAAATATGTTCGTGACAAAGCTAAGTCTAAATATAAAAAAGACACGCATTGTTACATTTGTGGAAGCACAGAGAATCTAGACTTTCATCATTTTTACGGGCTGACTGAATTACTTGAAACATGGATGAAAGAAAACAAAATCTCCATAGAAACTGAAGAAGAAATATTAGGACTTCGAGAAAGATTTATTGAAGAAAAAAATAACGAAGTCTATGAACAAGCTGTTACTTTATGCCATACACATCACCTAAGATTACATGGAATATATGGAAAACGACCAAAGTTGATAACAGCAAAGAAACAACAACATTGGGTTAACGTACAGAGAGACAAATATGGCATGGTATGACAGATTTTTAGGCATCGATAGAGAGGAAAAAGAAAATCCTGCTCAATATGTCATATCCCGTGATGAAGGGATGACTATTGATAGTCGTGAAAATGTCACTAATTATAAAAATGCGTACGAATCATTAGAGGTAGTAAACCGAGCAGTCAACATGATAGTGGATGACGCTGCGGAAATACCATTTGATGTAGGTACACAAATACAGGGTACTAACCCTATAATGAAAAATCTACGAAGAACAAGAGTAGATTTATTACTAAATAAAGAACCAAATCCTTTTCAGGATGTAAGTACTTTTAAAAGAAATCTTTTAATAGACTTACTAATTGATGGGAATATATTTATTTATTTTGATGGTGCACATCTGTATCATCTTCCAGCAGATCACATGACTATACATAGTGATGAGAACACTTATATTGAAAAGTTTACTTATGACCATTCTATAGATTATAGTCCAAAAGAGATTATTCATATAAAAGAAAACAGTTTTAACTCTATTTATAGAGGAGTACCGAGACTTAAACCAGCTTTCAGAACTATGCAGTTACTTGGAAGTATGAGAAGGTTTCAGGATAACTTCTTTAAAAATGGAGCAGTACCAGGATTGGTACTAAAGTCGCCAAATACTCTTTCTGAGAAAATCAAAGAGAGAATGTTACAGGCGTGGGTTGCTAGATACAATCCTCAGTCTGGCGGACGTAGACCATTGTTCTTAGACGGTGGTTTAGAGGTAGAAAACCTAAGTGAAGTAAACTTTAAAAACTTGGATTTCCAAGAAGCAATTTCTTCTAATGAGAAGACAATTTTAGAAGCACTAGGTGTTCCACCAATTCTACTGGATAGTGGCAATAATGCAAATATTAGACCTAACCATAGACTATATTATTTAGAAACCATACTACCTATTACTAACAAAATAGCGTGTGCTTTCGAGAGATATTTCGGTTTCAAACTTGATGAAGATGTAAGTAATATACCTGCACTTCAGCCTGAACTAAGAGACCAAGCTGGTTATTACGCCACACTTGTCAACACAGGTATTATGACACCGAATGAAGCAAGGGAGGCGATAAGACTTGAAAGAGTTGAAGGGTTTGATACACCAAGAGTTCCTGCAAATATCGCAGGTTCAGCAGTCAACCCAGAAGAAGGCGGCAGGCCACAAGAAAGCCCGCCAAGCGAGGAAGAATAATTATGACAAAAGACAAGATGATAAAGGCTTTGTCAGATTTCATAGCCAGCAAAGGCGTTGAAACAATGACATTAGCTGAATACAAAAACTTTGGTAATGATGTTCCAGTAAAAGACTATCTTCTTAGAAGACAGCTCGGTTCATGGAATAGAGTATTATCAGTAGTTACTAAAAGATATCCTGTACCAGCACCAGTTAAAAAAGAGGCACCTAAGAAGGTAGCTCCTAAAAAGACTGTGAAAGTGGAGAAAAAGGATGTCAAATAAAACAAAAATCTTTCACTGGACTAATACTTTTAAATCATTAGGAGAGAATGATGATGGCGGTATTGATATTAAAGGTTCTGCAAGTACAAATGCACTAGATAGAGCCGGTGATATAATTGAAGCACAAGCATGGACGAAAGGCGGATTAGAGAACTTTAAACAGAATCCTATCCTACTATTTAACCATGACTATAATAGACCAATCGGCAGAGCTACTAGTTTAGAAGTTACTGACAAAGGTTTAGAAATTACTGGTAGAATATCAAAAGCTGCTGGTGATATAAAAGATTTAGTTAAGGATGGTGTCCTTGGAGCCTTTTCCGTTGGTTTCAAAGTCAAGGATGCTGATTATATGACAGAAACCGATGGATATAAGATTAAGGACGCAGAATTATTTGAAGTATCTGTAGTATCAATACCTTGCAATCAGGGTGCAACCTTTGGATTGTCAAAATCATTTGATAGTATAGACGAATATAATGAGTTCAAAAAGCAATTTTTAAAGGCTAACTCAACCGCAGCAGCAGACGCTGTTAAAATTGAGCAGCCAAGCGAGGAGAAATCCTCAAAAATGGAGACTGATATGTCAGAAGAAAAGAAATCTCCTGAAACTTCAATCGACTTGGAAGCATTTGCAAGAGAAGTAGCGGAAAAAACTGCAACTTCAATTGCTATGAAGCAAGCCGAAGCGAAAGCAGCACAAGAAAAAGCACAAGCTGAGGCGGCTGAAAAGCAAGCTGAAGTAGAAGCTGAAGAAAAGGCTGTTCAAGAAGCAAAACAGGTAGAAACAAAAACAATTATCGAAGCTGGATTATCAGGAGCTGAAAAGCTTATGTCAGATGTTGAGAAAAGAGTTAACGAAAAACAAGAAGATCTTGAAAAAGTAGTTAAAGAACTCGAATCTCAATTAAGCGAAAAGTCAGAAGAAATCATGAATATGCGTGATTCTAAAAGACATTTTGCTGATAGACAAGGCTCAGGCGACTGGAAAAAAGCCTTCGAAGAAGATATTATAGATGCTAAGTTCGCAGGTCTAGCCACAGGTAAAGGCTGGAACAGTGATATGTCAAAATCATTGATGGAAAAAGTTAACGCACATTCAGGCGTTGGTGTTTCATCAGCAGATTTTGAACAAATCGTATCAACAAATATCGAAAGAGATATTCAAAATGAATTAGTCTTAGCACCTCTTTTTAGAGAAATCGCTATGACTTCTGCAAACATGATTATTCCTATCTTACCAGATAGTGGATATGCTGAGTTTGCATCAGCACAAACTGCATCAGGTAGTTCACCTCACGGTAACCTAGCTGAGAGAGGCGACGCTTATGGCGCTCCTTTCGGTGGTGTTGACATGACTGAAAGAACTCTTTCAACCAAAAAATTAATCTCACAATCATACTTAGGTAATGAGACTGAAGAAGATGCAATTTTACCAATCCTTCCTTTAATTAGAGAGCAAATGGTAAGATCACACGCTAGAGCAATCGAAAATGCTATCCTAGCTGGTGATGACGCTGATGGTGCCTTCGGTACTTCAGGTGCTTCTTTCGAAGGTTTATTACACTTAGCAAGAGACGACAGTGACTATACACAACCAAGCGGAACTTTCGCTGCTGGTGATAGTGTGACAGCTGCTGACTTACTTGCACTAAGAAAGAATATGGGCAAATATGGTGTTAACCCATCAGACGTAGTTTATATCGTATCACAAGATGTGTACTATAACCTACTTGAAGATGCAGAGTTCCAAGACGCTAACCTAGTTGGCGACATGGCTACTAAGCTAAGTGGTGAAATCGGACAAGTATTCGGATCAAGAGTACTATTATGTGACGAGTTCGCAACTAAAGCTGCTGCTAAGTTTAACGCTATTGCAGTGTACCCAAGAAACTATGTAATGCCTAGATTAAGAGGTGTTACAATTGAATCAGACTACGAAGTAGCTAATCAAAGAAGAGTCCTAGTGGCTT